AAACAGGTTCTCCCAGTTGCCTGCAGCAGCAGAAGATAGTCCCGCAATCTCTTGTAGCGCTGTGCTCTGAGGTGTCTGAGCGTCTTCAACCCCAATGCCCAGAGAAGCAGCAACCCTAGCCCTGTCGGCATCACGCTGAGACTGAAGCCCTGCAATTTCCCCTTGCCTTGCTGTCTGGGCTGCACCCATCTCGTCGATGCTGGTGGTGTAGCGCTCCTGAAGGCCAGCACCATAAGCCTCAATGTCGCTGGAAAGCTCACCGTAAAGGTTGTTAGCGTCTGCCTTGTTCTGTCCGTAGTTTGTTTGCAGCTGCTGCTTTTGAGCTTGAAGATTTGCAATTAGGGCAGCATTGGGGCCACCAACTGTTCTGTACATCATTGCATCGAGGGACTCCTGCAAAGCGCTCCTTTCCTGTAGCGCGTTTTGCATTGCGTATTCGCCCTTCTTTTGCTGGATTTTTTCAGCGTCTTGTTGGGGCAGCCCTTCGGGAACAAGCCCAGTACCGCCCATATATTCAGCGGCAATAGCATCAAGAGCGCTCTTTGGCGATGAAGTTCCCTGGGTAATACTTGGTCGCAAAGCGCCGGTAGTCGCTGCTGAAGTAAAGTCGCGGCTTCTTGCCCCCATGGTGCTGTAAGTAGGAGCGGGCTTTGTTACCTTTTGCCCAACGTATGCGGGGTTGAAAACGTCCCAATCTGGATTGTATTCTGCCACGTTACTCTCCCATAGCTGGGCTGAGTCTGCCCGTAATGTACTCTTGGAATGCCTGACTCTTGGCTAGGTTAGTGCTTGCCTGCTCGAAGTTGCCTGTGAGCTTAAGCTCGTTGATAAAGTCTGTTACTGCCTGCTTTGCCTCACCGACAGCCCTGTCTCGCTCGTCGATAGCCTTTTGCTCGGTCTGTAGCTTGCCACCGCTTCTTGCGAGGCCACGTGCAGCGTAGTCCTCAGAGATGCCCTTGTACTGTTCAATAGCAGCACGGTCAATCTTTCCCAAGGTCTGCTGAAGCTGAAGCTTGGCTTGATTCTCCTGAAAAGTGCGTAGAGCGTCTGCTGCTTGCTGCGCAGCGTCCATCTCTTCTTGGCCTAGAGTTACGTCTAATGGCTTACTAGCCTTAGTCTCTGTGTCTGTACCGGTACCAGTGTCGGTCTTTGGCTTTCTGTACGTCGTTCCATCTGCCGTGTTTGCGGACTTGCTCTCAATACTGCCCGTGCCGAGGGTTGTTCTGGTTGGCTTGGGGATAATTCCCTTTTTTATAGCTGCTTGATTTTGGCGCTCTTGCCGAGCACGTGCCGTATCATTAGCCCCTGCTGGGATGTAGCGTGCGACAGGTTTTGCAGGCGTAGGCTTGCCTGGAATAATTGGCCCTAGTACCATTATTTCTTACCTATCTGTCCCGAGGGTTTGGCGAAGTAGCGAGCGCCGCGTTTGCCCTGTACCCATTTTAGCATTGCAGCGTTCTTTGCACGTTGCTTAGCGCTTCTTTCCTTGTATCCCTCTTTGTTTAGCTTCATGCCCGTATTTGGCCCAATAATGCCGATTCCGTATCGCTTAGCTCCCGCAGCGTACTTGTTAAATCCCGCTCCGCCCATGTTGTACATTATGCTGTCCTGCCTTGTGCCATGCGTCTTCCGTTTGTGAGGTAAAGAACAATTCCGTCAAGACGGCTAGGTGCGGTGCTTGCAGTGCCGTCGTTCTGGAACCTAATAGTGAAGTAGCCTCGCTTAAAGGTCTGCTTACCGCTAATTTTAACTACACGGGGGCGAGGGTTGTCGCTCCTGAAGCCGGTAACAATGACAGGCTCGATAGCTCCCTCGGGCAGCCAAGCGATGCTTGCAGCTTCTGCGCCTTCCCAAGTGTAGGTTTGCAGCTCCTCCCAAGTGATAATTTCTTCTATGTCACGGAAAGCATCGATAGGCGTAAGGCCACCTTCGAGCCAGTTAACTGCTACTACTAGCAGCTCCCAGCCAAATAGCCTCTTAAATAGAGACGGCTGTCCGATGTCGTAAGTCCTTGTGACAACCTGGCACCTGATTGTTTCAGTGCCTGTTTCTGGATACTCGATAGCAAATTTCAGCAGTCCTTGAGTAGCGTAATCGGTGTGGGGCACACCGTAAGCCGTAGGAACAGCAGCAGAATCTAGGAAAGTTCCACGAGGGGCTTCGATAAAGTGAGCAGCGCCTGTGTCGGACTCCCACTCAGACCATAGTCCTGTATCGGTGTCGTAAGAATACATGTAGCCGTGGTGCCAGACCAACAAGTACTGCCCTACCTTTGTAACGCCCTGCTTCTGGCCAGTAAAGCCTTCTCGAACTTTAAACTCAACCTTGTTCGATGGGTTGTATGGGTAGAAGTTGTAGCCAGCAAACTGGTACAAAGTACCGGCGTGCAGTACGGCGAGAGTGTTCTCGAACTCTACAACGCTGCGTGAGCAATCCGCACCAATGTTGTGCGACATTGCTGTAAGGGTTCCTAGCGACGGGTCTGCCGAAGCGCTGTAAGCCAGTCGGTAAGTCGAGTTTGAGCGGAATAGAAAAAGTTCGCTATTGCCCTCGATAATCTTAATGAGTTCGTCTCCGTCGCCCTCATTGATATCAATGTAATTATCGCTAGGCCAGTCATCAATAGTGGTGCCAAGACCAATACTGTCAATAGCGCTGTACCTAAGGGTCGAGGTGTTGTTGTTAGCTCTACTAGAAACATAGAGTCTGCCTTTCGTAAAGTGTATTTGGTTACCCTCTGGCATTGCTGCCACGTCTGTCCACTGGTACGTGCCAGCAACCTTTGACCAGTATCCGCCCCCTTGGGTGTCGTTAATTAGATACAGGCGCTCTGCGTACACGGCGATGTCTAGTGCTTCATAGGCCCAGACAAGTGTCCAAGTGTCGGCAACTAAGTCATAGATGTAAGTGCCGACATCCGTCGCAACGACAAGAAAGACCACACTGTCCTCGTTGCGGTAATACCCCAACGCCTTAGCGGAGGCTACAGTGACTGGATAGTCGGCAACTTTATAGATTGGTGGGCGGCTGATTAGCTTGCCAGTCCTAGAAATAACTAGGTTGCGGAGGTCTGCGACCTCGTTCTCGGCAATTAGCGAAGGGTCTACTACGTTATTTAGACCACCCGAGAAGTCTTCAATAACAAGACCTTCTCTAGCCATTACTCATCCTCTGGCAGAACTACCTTTGTGGGGTAGAACTGGCTATCTACAATGTCTTCCTTTGCAAGATGTCTGTTCATTGAGTCGCGGAACCGTGCGTCTTGGTATGCAGTCGCCTGCCAGTTCTCGTCTAGTCGGTACGCCTGAGCTAGTACGTAGTCCACAATCTGATTGTAGAAGCGGTCTGGAACGCCAAGTGTTTGGCTCAGTGCGGTCAAAGTTGCAGGGTACGCGAGATAGTAAAGAGTCAAGCCGTCTGTAACGGTGTCTGCTGGGGCGGGGTAAATGTACAGGTCGCCGTCCCATTCGTACCACATCTTAGGCTCGCCCTTGCTTTCTAGCTCCGGGTCGTCCTTGAGAATGGTCTCCTGCGCTGTCTGGAAGCTTACGCCCTTTAGCGGGATGCCCTCAATGTGTACTCCCTGAACTTGAGCAACTGGACTGTCCAACGGAATGGTGTAAAGGCTTTGGCCCTCTACCAAGTTGTGGTTAGCCTTGCCCTTTAGCACGGTGTGGCTTGATGCAATCTCTCGCTGAGCTGCGTTAGTCCAGCGCAAGATGTCTGTGTTCTTTAGCTCTACAAGAGCCTCATCGCCAAAGATGCGCTTGACGTCAGTTGCGACGTCATCGCCAGTCCTTGTGTAATAATCTCTAGGCATTTGGGTCGAATAGCAACTTTCCGTTATGGCGAGCGTAGTTCTTCGTAAATCCTAGTTTAGCAACATCTCTGGCCATTTCCCTGCGCTCAGCGTCGAGTTCTTCGCGCTCCTTTGCCTTCATCATGGCGTTTGCAGCATTTAGGGCCTCCATGTCGCTAATTGACATGCCTGCATTTGTGACGTCTGACTGAATGATTTCTGCCATAATTCGCTCGTCTAGCTGCCATTCTGCAAAGTTTTTTAGGACGTAACGGTCTTTATCGCCTGCTACAACGATGCTGTATGGGCGGTCTTTATCAAACTGAGGGTGTCCTGGCCCAAGCTTTTTGATGTAAATAGATGGGTCATAGTCCGCTAGCATCCTTGCTAGACGGTAAGCCTTTGGCGGCACGTCCCGCAACCTGTCAAGCTCGCTAAGGTCAGGGATAGAGTTTTTTTGATTTAAATACTCAATGGCCATTGTCTCTCCTTATGAGTAAAGGGGCGCAGGTATTATCCTACGCCCCTTCGCTGGTTATTTACTAGACGCCTGGTGCAATACCGGTGATGCAACCGTGAGTGTTACGACGGTAGGTCGAAATCTCAGAGTAGTTGCGTAGGTAAGCAATGAATGCGTCACGGCGAGGAACCTGCTTCCACTTGGAGCCGTCCTCGTCAATCCACTCCCAACCGCGGTTGGTGTTGAGGTTTACCTTTGAGGAGTTGATGAACCACATCTTGCCCTCTGGGGCGTCAAAGTCAGCCTTGAATGGCAGGTCACCGAACATGGTTGCGAAACCAAGTCCACGGTTACCACCATCTAGGTCAACCTTGTTTACGTAGCGACGCTTCTCCTCCAGAGCCTTCCAGTATCCGTTCCAGGAACCGTGGTCTGTCCAGATTACGTCTGGCTTGTCGCCATCCTCGGCAATGTCGGTCACAAGACCAATCATGTCCTCTTCGGTAATCTGCTGAGCAACGCCACCAGAAGAGATGTCACGTAGGTGAGCAGCCCATGCTGGGGTGGTTGCTGGGTCGATTCCGTGGAGAGTCGAGCTGTCGTCAACGATAGCGTCGAAGCCAGTCCACTCCTTGCGCCAGTTGTTTACAACTGAAGAAGCGGTTGAGTTCGAACGAACAATGGCGTCACCAACAGCAGCAGTTACTGCGCTGTCGAAGGTAACGACCTTTGTGGTCTTGTTGATGCCAGTGATGGTTAGGTAGCCACCAGTGTTTAGGACGGTTGGGGTTGAGCTGCTTCCAGTAGCGGAAACGTCTACAACGTCAACGCGCATACCTACGTGTAGGTACTTGACGACGTCCATGGTTACGGTGGTAGATGCGGATGGAGCTACAGCGATGGATGCAAGAGTTCCAGTTCCGTCACCGAATACCTGGCGGTTCTGGTCTTTTGCAATGTCGTCGCGGATGCGCTCGATTTCCTCTGCAGTTACGTCTGCGAAGGTCTGGTAGTTCTGGCTAGCCTGAGCCATTACCTGACCAGTCAGGCGGACAGAGCCGTAGAAGCTCTTGAGGCCGGTCTGACCGTCGACGTACTGCTGGTTTCCTGCCTCTGGTAGGTCTTCGTCCTCAGCGCGTGCGCCAATACCAGTGTTACGGCCTACGTGTGCAACGAACTTGACACCGAGACCACCAACCTGAGTAATGTTGCGTGCGGTTGACTTAATACCATCCAGCGCAGGAGTTGCGTTGTTAATCTGCTCGTTAATGTCGCCGTAGACATCCTTCAGGATGACGTTGGCAATAGCGAGATTCTGTCCTTCGGACATTCACACTCCTAGTGCTTAGATAAATAAGGTCTTCACTTCGTTCGCCCTAGCCATAAATGGCCGTACTCACTACTATTCAGCAGTTTATCACACTAGAAATGTAAATCTTTACAGATTCAGGGTGCGCTTTACAATGTCCTCAATGGCGCTAACGCGGTCTTCCTTAGACGAAAGCGTCTTAGGAGGCGTTGCTGGCACCTTGTTTGCGTTACCACCTGCCACCTTTGGGGCCTTCTTCACGCTAGAGCGCATCTTCTCAAGCTCGCCAGAATACTGTTCATAAGCAGCATTAATAAGCTGGTCAATCTCAGCGTCTGGGTAGTCGTCAGCAAGAAGCATTGCCCTGCGGACAATGGCCTCTTCGTCTACGTCGCCAGCCTCTTTCTTGATTGCGGCAAGAGAATCCTCAATCTCGTTTTGTAGCTGTGCTTGATAAGCGACCTCTTCTTGCTCTGCAAGGTTTGACTTAAGAGCGTCAAGCTCAGCCTTCAGGGCCTTTAGCTCACCGCTTGTCTCTTCGTCGTCCTCGAAAAGGTCTGACTCTTCTGCGTCTTCGATTGCATCCTCTGTATCAGAGACAGCTTGCTGCACCATTGCGGAGGCTTGCTGCCATCCGTAGCGCTCAGCTAGCTCGTCGTAGACAGCCTTAGGGTTGCTAGCTACTTGCTTGGCCAGCTCCATCGACGCTTCGATAACTTGAGGGTTGACGCCAGCGTCCGCGAACTTGCGGTATGGGGCAATCTTCTCAAACTCCGAATCAACGCCTGATTGCCACTTCTCGATAACTGGCTGAACCATGCCATGCAAAGACTTAGGAAGTACTTCGTAAAGTTCGTCCCACGCTGGATTGCTTTTTTCAGTATCGTCTCCGTCTTCAGCATCTTCCTCAGAATTGTCAACTTCCTCCAATTCTTCGTCGTCTAGTTGAGGCTCAATGTCCTCTGTTACATCGTCTAGTGTTAGCTCGTCGTCAGACATATTGCTCCCTTACTGTTGTGGTTTTGCCTGTTGTGGCGGCATTGCGCCCATTTGCATCTGCTGAATTTGAGCAGCTTGCAGAGCAGCAAGTGCCATTTCGTGCATATCGATGTGCTTGTTTAGCTCGGCCTTCTGGCTGTTGCTTAGCAAGTCGTACGCAGGACTCTTGCGGAAGTTGTCGTGCTCCTGAATGTGAACAGCGTGGTTGTCCCACTTGTTTACTGGGATGATTGCTGGTGGCTTCAGTGGCTGACCAGTGTCTGGGTTGAGCATCTCAGGGTTACCCTGCTCGACGCCCTGCTGCCATCTCTGGTAGTGACGCATCACGTCCATTTCACCTAGAGCCTTGAACATAACGTTTTCACGCTGAGCACGCAGCTCATCTGGGCGAGTGCCACGGTTGTCTGTGTAACGGCTTAGGGTAGCGATGTCTAGAAGCTCAAGTCCCTCTTCTGGCGGAACTAGGCCAAGGCGCATCATGTCCATTACCAATGACTGCTTGGCAGCCTTTGATGTTGGTAGTGCGGAGCCTGCTTCAATCTTGATGTCGGTACCACGCGCTATGTCTGCACCGCTAAACATCTCAGCTGAGAAGCCGTTGTTGTCTCCAACAACTTTCACCGTGCGCTCGCCAGTCCAGTACTCGGCAGCAAGCATCAGGGCGCACTTTGCTGTCCTTGAAAGGCCCTCTTCGATTGATGCGAAAGTAGGTGCAAGGTAGCTGTCGTCACGCTCCTGCAGGTAAGCAATAGCAGTAGCTGCCTCAACTCCTGGAGGTGTGGTTCCCTTTGAGACTTCGTGCTGACCAGAGATGTTCTCTAGGTCGGTGTCTAGAGCTTGCAGCTCCTCTGACACGTAAGGAGGTAGCTGTGGCATTGGAGCTGCGGCTGGGTACTCAAACCCTGGGCGAACTCCGATGTACTGTCCCGGAGATGTGTTTATCTTTGAGACAGTCAGCGAACCTTCTCGGTAGTAAACCTGTGGCTTAGCCATCATGTTCTTGGCCTGAATGCGCTGAGAGCGGGTTCTGTTTACCTCACGCTGCAGCGGAATCACATCATCAATAACACAAGCTGGGTAGTACTGTCCGCTTGGGATGTGCTCGAACTTAACGATTGGGTAGTTCTTGTAGCCTGCAGGGAAGCCTGTGAGCGAAGCCTCAACGATGATGTCGTCAACAATTGTGACGTAGCCACCCTGAGGAAGAAGCTCGGTAGTTCCTGGCTTTACCCACGCCTCAATAACAAGGCTAGCGTCTGGCTTGCTGTTGTTCTCTCTAATGTCAAGTGCAGAAGAGATGTCGGCAATCTCAGTTGCTGCAACGACGGTAGGCTGCTTGTCCTTTGGGATAAGGTCGCCGTAGGTCATCTTTAGCCATTCAATTGGCTTTGTGTAAACGTGCAACACGTATGGCTGCTCGTCGTGCTCAACGATTGATAGGTCTGGGACAAAGATGTTGAATGGAGAAATGTGGTCAATGCAGACGTCACCTTCTTGGTCGCTCCATTCGTCATACTTGCCTGAGTCCCAGTAGACCTTGAGATATCCCAAACCAAGGACAGAAACGTCTCTGGCCACTAGGCGCATGCTACGCCCTACGTTGAGGCGGTCATAAAGACTGTCCCAGACCTGTGTAGCGGCAGTAGCAGCAAATACATCTTCTACATCGTTCGAAGCTGGCAGGCAGACAGCGGTGGGCTTCTGCGAGGTCAGCTTAGCTATTTCCGTCCTGACAATAGGGCGAATCTTGTTGATGGTAATTCTTGGCGTGTTCTTGTCGCCACGTGGGAGCTGGGACAAGCCACTCTTGGTCGAGTCCCAGGCCACGTACTGCTTACCACGCTCGAAGGACATGTTCATGTACCACTGACGTACACGCCACTGCTTGGCGTCCTTCGACTTCTGGTATTCCTTCTTTAGGTAGTCGACGAGCTTCTTGCCCTTCTTAGAATCCTGCAGCTGCTTGAGCGCTGCATCGTCAAGAAGGCCAGTGTTGGCCGTTTCTTCAACTTCAATTTCAAGTTCAGCGACTAGGTCACTGGATGCCATATTCCTTTCGGACGGCGTCGAAATCATACTCATCTTCATCTACCTCAGGATAGTTATCGTTTACCAGAACTGCCTGTTCTGGGTTTGGTGCTGTTGGTACTCCGCTTGCTGCCATTATTTGCTGGAACGCTAGCGGGTCTCTCGACGACAGCAGGTTCACTGTTGTCTTCAAGAGGTTTGTCGTCTCCAAAGTAGTCGAGATTAGCCCCTGCGTTGCTTTGTTCAGGCTTTTTGTCATCAGCCAGAACGACAGGGGTAGGCTCACTAAGAAGGTCAGCAGTAACACTAATAGAGATGTCTCTAATGTCATTTACAAGCCTTTCGGTCACCGCAGGTACGCGGTCTAGTCTCTTTTTCAGTTGTTCGTTTTCTGTGCGTAGCGCATTTGCTACTTCTGGTGTCGCAAAACCAAACTGGTCTGCGAGCGCCGCAAGGATTCCGTAGCTCAAGTACACCCTTCCATAGTACTCAGGCTCAGCACCCAAATCAATCAACGGAGTATCGGCTTTACCCGTTATTCCCGTGACAATACAGCGATGCGGGGCATATTGCCCGCGCTCAACCAGTCTAAATGTTCTAGCCATTATTCCCATCCTACAGCATCATCGGAGGATGACCTGAACTTCCATCCCGAATAGCCAGGGTCTCTTCGATTATCGAACTGAGCTATTGGAGGCGTATCATCAAAGTCCATAAGTCTCTCCTTTAGTCCCTTTATCGTATCAGGTGTCAAGTCATCCATAAGTGTAAAAAAGTATCTTGATGAATCAAATGCGTGGTTATCTTTGTCTTGTATCTCCTCTAGTTTGTTTAGCGTGAACTCCTGCTGCCTGTTGGCACGCCGCTTGTATTTAAGTTTTCCTAGCTCAGAAATCAGGTTGGGACAGTCGTCTGTAACCTGCCAGAACGGCTTGCCCGTGTTGGGGTTGGTCTTCATGTACTGCTGCATCTTGTTTAGACCAACACCAATCTTCTTAGGAATAATGTCAATGATGATATTCATCCCGTGCAAGTTGAACTCCTGCTGATAGCTAGTGCCCTTCATGCCGTTTGTTTGAGCAAGTGCTGGGTCTCCAACCACAAGGTAAGGCTGGATTCCCATCTCAGCGTTCTTTTTATGGAAGACCTCGACGTGCTCTGCAATAGTCATGTGGGACTGATAGTGCTCAGCGAAAGTAACGATGTGGCCGTTGGGGGCGACTGCGTGCCAAAGAATTGCAGTAGGGTCGCGCCAGCCGTAGTCCACGCTGACATATATGCGGTGCTTAGGCGTCAGCTTGAAGTGCTCCGGCGGTATGGTGTGGGTTAGCTGGTTAAAGTCCTTGAAGACGGCACCGCCAACCTGAATGAACTGCCCTTTTTCACGAATGGCTCGTTGCTCTGGCGTTAGGGAGGCAAGGTACTCCTCGATTGCTGAACGCTCTAGGTAGGGGTTGTCCGACATCTCTACTTCGGTAACGCCGAACAGGTCGTGGCCTTCTTTGCCTGGCAAGTACACCTGCTCGTAGATATACTCCATACCCTCAACTGGAGTTAGCGTCATCCACCAATCTCCGTTTGTATCGACCAAACGAGCACGGCATTCGTCGTACACTAATTCTGGCGGCTCCTCGTCGAAATGGACGAAATGTCTAGAGGTTCCAGCGAACTTCTGCAAGTCCTGGTCGTAGGACATAAACTCGACGAAGGAGCCGTTTTCAAGCTTTAGGACTCTTCGCTCTTTGCTGTAGCTGTCCTCCCAAGAGCCATTGACTAGCAGGCTCTTTGGCGTCCATTGAGCGAACTGAGGCAAGAGAATCTTGTCGATACCAGAGGCAAAGTCAACCCCAACTACACGGCCACGGACAGGGGCTTCTGGAACTTTGCGGTGTGGATGCTCACCTTTTAGGTAGCGAATATCCTCTACCACGCCAGCAACGGTCTTACCGGAACGGTTACCCCCAATGTACAGCCTGTGCTTGTGCTGGTCTTTTGCGAAGTCTTCTTGCTTTTGGTGAGGCTTGTAGCGGTTTAGATTAGGCATGATAGATGTCGTGCGAATCTGCTCCGACATCTGGTAGAGCAGCTCGGCTGGATTTATCTTCTGTTGCCTAGGCATTTATTAGGTCTACTAGCTCCCTAAGGCTAAGCCTAACGACATGGGGGTAAAGACGAGAATCGTTCCCGCATAGAGCAAGTACGTCATCCAGTCTGGCATACGCCCACCATTCGCCAGCACGTGGGTAACCCACACCAGCCCGCTGAGTAACAACAAAGCCAAAATTGGCTTGAGCATTATCCCTCTCTCTTTCGGCTTCTTCAAGCCACCTAACACACTGTTCATGGCTAGCGTTCTTAGCCATTTTGCCGCCCTTGATTTCAAAGACGATAAGACCCCACTTGGCTTCTCTGAGCCATACGTCTCCTTGGTCTTCAGAGCCAGTAAGCACATTTCTGTGCGCATCCAGCTCTGAGTACCCAACTGATAGAAGATAATTTCGTACAGCAGTTTCTGCGCGAGTCCCTATTGCTTTAGCCTTACTCATGGTCTCCTCTGCTAAAGTTATTTCATGCCACTTTCACCTCGCGACCGAAATCTGCAGCAATCTAATGAGCCGTTAGTAACGGACGTAGATAGTGGCATTACTGCTATACATCATACACTAGGCCCAGAAGCTTTTCAGGCTAGTCCAGGAAGTCACCGTCACGACGGAACAGACTCGCACAAGATAAAGCTTTCCGACCTTGACCCAGCCAGCGACACTGTTTACGTTCCATTGGGCGGGACAGATGGCACCCAGCCAACGTTTACTGGCGACCCGCTGATTACCGGCAGCTACACCATCTTTGGCAACCTGTGCCACTTCCAGATTGACGTGGACTTCGACAACATCACAAGCTTCGGTAGCGGGCAGTACTACCTAACCCTGCCATTCGCTGCAGACCACGCTTTCTTAGTGCGCGACGGGTGCCTCCACGACATTTCGGGCAGTGACCAGTACGCAATCAGCGGCCACGTTGATGCTGGGTCTGATGTACTAAAGCTTTACAGCACTGCTTCTAACGGGCGCGACGTCCCTTTTACCTACAATGTGCCTGTTACCCTCGACATAGCAGATAATTTTCACATAGCTGGTGTATACCACGTTCAGCTATAGATGGTGTAGAATTATCTTGTCCCCTAGGAAGGTCTAATGCCTGCAGTAAATCTGATGCAACAGCGGCGAGGAACAGCCGCCGAATGGACTAGCGCCGACCCTACTCTTTCAGTAGGTGAAATCGGCGTTGAGACTGACACTCTTCAGTTTAAGATTGGTGATGGCTCAACCGCCTGGACTTCTTTGGGCTACGCAACCGACTGGTCAAAGCTGGAGAACGTGCCCAGCACCTTCACCCCTTCTGCTCACACTCACGTTATGGCAGACATTACGGACTACACACCTCCAGGTCTTGAAAATCACTTCATGTTGATGGGAAGCTAATGGCAACTACATACAAAGTACTAGGACAGGCAGCACCTGCTGACACCGCAAACGCTGACCTGTACACCGTCCCAGCTAGCACCGAGGCGGTGATTTCCACAATTGTGGTAAGCAATGTCACTGCCACCGACGCAACCTGCCGAATTTTCGTCCGAGTTGCCGGAGCTGCTGCAGCTGCTGGCAATGCGCTAGTGTACGACGGCTCAGTTACCGCAAACGACTTTACTGCTGTCACAGTTGGTATCACCTTGGCAGCCACAGATGTAATCACCGTGCAGTCTGGCACGGCTGATGCCCTTACGTTCCAAGCATTCGGAAGCGAGATTGCATAATGGCAGTAAGTACATTTAAGCCCGGAGCGGGCGGGGCCGGTGGAACCGACACTGGATGGACGGTGCTTGCTGCTGCAAGCTTAAATGGCGCTGGCACGATATCTGTCGATATTGCCTCGGGACAAACTTATTGGATTGATATTCAGGGCGCTGCGGGGGATTCTGTTTCAATTTCGGGAGTCAATGCCGACGAAACGCCAACCCCCCTTAGCACTGTAACTCTTGATGCTGCAGGTAAAAGCGGGTTTTCTTTAGCAGCTTCAGGAAATTTTGCCAAGCTTTTCTTTTCGGGCGTAACTGGGGGCTTTATTACAATTGCCCAATTTGATGTAGCGGCCACTCCTGCTTCGCTAAAGTTTTTTTCTTACGAGGGCTACGGGCATTTGGTGTGGGACCAACACTACAGCGAATATCCTCAATTCACTACGATGAATGGCAGGGTAAAAGAAAATGACAATTTTGTGTTCTTCAACCGCGGCCTAACCAATTTTGGAAGTACCAGCTGGATAATCGGGTACGACAAAAATGACGGCACCTATCGGCAGCGCCACTATGGCTACACAGGGTCTACTGGGGATTACGATTATGGTTATACGACTTATGGTGATTTCAGCGTAAGTAACACTTCTCTTCTTACTGCACACACTGCTAACACCAACCAGATAAAAAGATATGTTTACAACGCTGACGAAAATATTTTTGGTTGGGACTCAGCCGGCGGCACTATCACTATTTCAGGCTTGGCCTCTAGCGGCGTTCTTAGCTTTGAATATGACCCGAGTGTCGGAGTAAACGGTCGCCATTACGTATTCTCAAATACGGATACAGACCTTTTTTATTCGGATGATGATGGCCTTAACTGGAGCCAGGGAGCAGCCGTTGGTACCAGTACCTATGAAGTTTTAGACGTTGAAAATGGTGTTGTATTCTTAAGGGCGGGTAGCAACGCCGCCAACGTCATAAAATACTCCACTGATAATGGCGCTAGCTTTAGCGACTGGTCGATGCCGTCTACCGCTTCATGGTTTAAGCCTGTTTACAACAGCGTGGGTGACTTTTGGACTACAACGCAAATCAACGACAACAAAGTTTACACCGCAGACACACTGGGCGGAGCTTGGACTAGCCGTCTTATTGCCAGCACCACGGGGACTTATTGCGCACAGCCTCAAGTAACTGCCGGCAAGACTGTGGTCATGGTGACTGGCTACACAACTGGCGTTAAGGCAGCGTATGCAACTTCTTCGAGTACCTTTACTCAAGTAAACCACACAAGTCAATACAATTATGAAAGCAGCCTTGCCACTACCGTTTACGGTAATTCTGTAACCTTCAAGGACAGAAACGGTGACATAGCTGGCATTGCGGGTTATTCGGAATATCCTCCGCACATTTTCCACGTTGATGATAACGATGTGTATTTTGCAGCGCCAAAGTACAACGGCCCCTTGTACAGTAATCGTGTGGCTTCTGACCCTACAGGTCAGTTTATCTGCGCATTATCCGGAGACAATAGGGACTGCCTAAGTGCTGACTACGGTAGAACTTGGCGAATTATTTACTGGAGTGGTACCAGCAAACAAAGCCTTTGCTGGTACCCAAAAGAGCAAGCTTTTTACGTCAGCCAATGGGCTTCCAACAGCGACTACCGCTACTGGTGGAATGGGTCTACTTATGTAGGCAGCAGCAAAAGCACCAACTGGTACTACAGTTACCAGTTTATAGCAAATGAAAAGTATCTATTTTCTTCTGGCTACAACAGCAGCCATCCTGGCGGATATTATGATGGGAATAACTTTACTGAGTACTCAGGTGGTAACGCTTATTTCAATTATCCTGCTTTTGACCCTGACGACCCCGAAAAAGTCTATGCTCTTTGGGGGGCAAACCAGAATTACGGTGCATATGTAACGGTAGCAACTAGCGATGGTACTCTTCAGCAGTTGAGCGAGGTAGGAACCGGTAGTACCTGGAGTAGCACTTATTATTCTCTTGGGCCCAGAATCGTAAATGGAAAATGCTACTTCCATGGAATGAGTGGCTCGAATGTTTACCGAGCAGAGATGACGCCAGATGGCTTCATCTTGCAAAGCAACTGGTATACCTTCAGCTTCACTGCGAGAACGGAAATAATCGCAGTGTTAGGTACCTATTACTTTATGGTTAGTACAGACACCACAGGGGGCACTCGCATCGACTTGTTGAGCGGTGATGGTTCTCTAGTTTCCAGAGTTACTAGACAAAGGTCATTTGGCGCAGGAGATAGCGAAAATCAAGGCCTATCTGAGTTTGGACTATTTCAAGTAACATCGCGTGCCAACGATTCGGTTCCTGGAGGTTTAGACATTGGGGCCAGCGATTATTACGATTTGAATTGGCAAACATACAGCTTATTTCAGCTTCTTTCAACCAAATTTAAGGTGGTCGAATGACTATTTCAAGTGAATTTAGTCCAGAAAACGGGCTAACTATTTTTGATGACGGCGTCCTGTTCGCGCATCAGCCCACATGGCCGGACGGAACTCCATGGGAAAGTGAAGAGCAGGCGACCGAATGGGCTGTTGCTTTTGCGGCTCACAGAGAAGACCCAACTCAGCGCACTGGAGGGCCTGGCCCAGATAGGCCCCTTGTGCTTCCAATGCCAAGCGACCCTCCGCCTGAGGATGGCACAGTTTGGGTTGCAGATGACTATAACGGACAGTGGATACCAGCCCCAGAGGAGGAGCCAAGTGCCTAAGCTAAGAAACGTAGTAACAGGAGTCGTCAAGGAGCTTCCAGCTCGTTACGTGGGTCTGTACCCATATGAGCTAGTCGAGGAAGTGGACACTAGCGGCTACAAGTCTGACGCTACAGATGGCGATGGAGACGGTCTTGTCCAAGACGGAACTCCCTTTGAGCGTCCAGAGGGCACCGAGCTAACTGCCGAGCAAAAAGTCAAAGCAGTGAAGAAGTCTAGAAAAAAGTCAAAGTAGCTGTTATAGTACATTCAAGCAAACCTTTAAGGAGAACTTGAATGTTAGAAGGACTTGCACCTAAACAGAGAGAACACATTTGCTCTTTGATGCTGAAGGCTGCTGAAGAGCTTGACTCAGCTGACCTAGAAATCCTTGTAAATGCCTTGGACGATAGGCGTTTTTCGAATAACGGCCTAGCTGAGTCCCTTACTGAGAGGGGCTTTAAGGCTACGGAAACGCAAGTTCGCAGGCACAGAGTAAAGAAGTGTGCTTGCCATTATGCTGGGTAGCCTAAAGCCAGAACCTAAGTGGGACTTGATTCATCAAGCCCAGCCTGTGATGATAAACGCTCCCAAGGAGCCTAAGACCTATAAGACTAAACACAAGGTTGCTGTAGCCCTGCCTGACCCTCAAATTGGGTACAGGCATATTTTTGATAAAGGTTGGGACACCTTTCACGACGAAGCTGCCATGGACGTGGCTTTGCAGATTGTCGCCTACCTCGAAGAAACTGACAGGGTTGATTACGTCATAAACCTTGGAGACTTTTTAGATTTACCGTCTCAAGGTCGCTTTGAGCAGGAGCCAGCTTTTGCCGGTACGACACAGAAGGCAATCGACCGTGGGCATCTGTTCCTTCAAGAGCAGCGAGCTGCTGCTGGCCCAAAGGCAGAGATGGTGCTAATCGAGGGTAACCACGACCGCCGTATGGAGAAGTTTATCTTAACGAACTCTGCTGCAGCCTGGGGGTTAAAGCGAGCAAACATGGACGAGCTGCCGGTAATGAGTATTCCTTACCTGTTGCGGCTAGACGAGATTGGAGTTGAGTACATTGACGCGTACCCCGCAGGAGCCTACTGGCTCACCCCTACGCTCAGAGCAATCCACGGAACAAAAGCAAGAAGCAACGGGTCAACAGCAGCAGCGTACACCAATGCTGAACCTCACATTAGTACCATCTTCGGGCACTCACATCGTTTGGAAATCCAATCCAAAACAGTCTTCAACCGTGATGAAGCTATCCGAAGCATCGCCGTCAGCCCTGGCTGCCTTTGCCGAACAGATGGAGCGGTGCCTTCATTTGGCAGCAGCACGCATACGGACGGGTCGCCAGCGAGGCACCAAGAGAACTGGCAGCAAGGCGTAGCTGTAGTAGTCCTTGAAGGCGATAAGCCGTTCATTGAGCTTGTCCAGATACAGGACGGTGAAGCTTGGTTTAGAGGGAAGCGCTTTAAGGCTAATCGTCGAGCTTAGGCAAACTACCGTGGCGACGAGCCTCGTCCCGCCTTCTCTTGTCCTCAGCGTGAACTTCTTCGTCTGGAGCTAGCGTGACTGTGTCGTGGGGGATTGGCTCCATTGGGGTACCGTCGTCGTCTAAAGGCCAGAATGGAACAGAAGCATCGACTTTCCCATCCTCTGTGACTGGTCTTTCCCCGTAATATTTATCATTTGCACCATGCCAACGATTGTGACATTCAGCGCAAATACGGTGTATGTTTCCCTCAACATTGCGCATCGTGTTCTTATCGGGGCCGTGGTGTATAGCCTCAGCAGGATGCCCTGGGCAGCCAATGATTGGTTCAACACCTCCGCCAGCGTAACGAAGCCAGGCCCATTCGCAGACCATCCCTGGATTGATAGGGAACTTTTTAGCTGCCTCTTTGCGCCCAGTAGAAATAGGGTCAGCATATTCATCCAAAGCTTTCGACCCAGTATAGCCTTCGAAGTAGGCTTCGATTTCTTCCTGAACCGCATCTACCGGCCCCTTTCCTCCATCGATTGAGAAAGCGCCATTGCAGCAGCAAAATGCGTCTTCTGCAAGGTTGGCGTCCCACATCTCTTGGCACTCATCATGGTAGCCAGCTTTACATGCAAGACAGGTCTCTTTACTCTTCGTCATCTCTTCCAAATTCTACTCTGTAGAGGAAGATTCCACTGTATGCTCGACGCCCACCAGCTCCTCGTATTGGGGAGATAGGAAGTCGCATGCGAAGCTCACGGATAAGCGGAGTCATAGCAATTGGAGTCTCTCCTTCTGCTTGGCACCACTGTCTGTATGCGTGGAGCAAGTCGGAGGAAGTGACAGAGGCGAGAGCGTTTTGCTGCACGCAGTCCTCGATGAACTTGGAGATGTGGTCTTCCTCGAAGCGGTACTCGGTAGTAGCTAGCTTGACAGAGTTAGGCTCAGTAAGTCCTTGTGCAAGAACTCGCTTAGCTCCCTCAATCATCCACGCTAGAACCCCAGCGCCCTCTTCTTTTACAATCTCTTCTGCCAAGCCCTGCTTCTGTAGTGCCTCGGGTACTTGGTAGCTAAAGTCAATCTTCCTTAGTCGCCTCCAGAAACCAGAGCCACCAGAACGAACGGATGGCAAGTGGTTCAGAGCAAGGAACAGAGTGTGGGAAGGTTTGAAGTCGAAGAAGTCTTTGTACATCTTACGTGCAGAGATAATGTCTCCACCTGTCAGCATCTTGACTCGTGACTCATTGAACCTGCCATCTGGTCTTGTCTCAGAGGCAATGGCTAGTCGAACACCACGAAGGTTTGCAATCTCTGTGGAGTGCTGCACTGTGTTGCTGTCTAGCAAGAAGTTCTCAGGCATTGTTCTGGCGTATGAGCCAAGCACCTTTGCAGCAATGTCAAGCAAGGTTGACTTACCGTTAGCACCGACACCTACGAGAACTGGCAGCACGTGCCACCTGACCTCTCCAATAAGGGCCACGCCCAGAAGCTCCTGTATGTAAGAAATTCTGTCTTCGTCAGTAATGACGAGCTTCAGAAACTCCTCCCATTTGGGCGTGGCTGACTTGGCTGGCGACACAGCCGTCTGCATGGTATTGAAGTCCTCGGAAGGGTCAGCATCACGCAGGGTGCCTGTCGCCAAATCTACAATTCCATTTGGCGTACAAAGTTCTGTGGGGTTGTTGTCAAGAATATGGGGTTCGACGATGATGTCCGGAACAGCTTCGGCTAAGCCGACAGCGCTGTTGATAGAGGCTCGAGACAAAGACCTTTTTGTCCAGTCAAGGCCAGCTTTAGAGGCGTCCTTCGCTCCGAAAGCGAGCGCCGTTTCGGCGGCGAGCCTCTCGATGCCTCGGGAGCTGTCCAGCTTGTATGAGCCTGTGTCCCATTTGTGCCATCCCAGCTCTGGGACGTAAATGTACTTGCCCCGTGCAGCGTCAGCTAGTCGCTCAGCATTTGCGACATCGGTGTACTTAAACGAGTCCATTGGCAGCACGATTTCTGCTGGCTGAGTGGACAAGGCCAAGCTACCGTTTGTAGCTGAGTGCTCGGAGCTGCGCTCTTTTGGGAGGTCGGGAACCGAACTGAGGTGAAGCTTGTGTACGTGGTTACGGACTTCTGCTGCAACCTTGGCTTCATCGAAGGTTGAGACGAGCTGCTTGGCCCAGCGGAACGCCGTCTGAACCTCTCCTGGATTCGGTTTACGGCGCTCGCCGGAATCTAATAGGTCTAGGAACTTTGCTTCGACAAGCTTAGACGCTTCAGTAAACCCATCCTGAGTGAAGCACCCGTGCCTGACAGAAGCGTAGAGTTTAATTGCAGTTGAAACAAGCCAGGGATGACGCGCCTTTGGTCTTGCCTTATCGATGGTATCCACAAGTGATAGAGTCCACGAGCAGTCCTCTGACGCAACTCGCCAATCTTCTGGTGGCGATACAACGACAAACTCACCAACAGTCGTGTTGTCAGATACAAATCCGTACGATTCGAGCGCCTCAACAACTTCGGATAGTTGTAGTGGGTAGGTGTGGTCATTGAACTCAACCTTCACATCGACGGGATTGCTTGCGTCCTTGTGGTTTATTGTACCTGGAGCACGGAGAACACGGGGTAGGTCTGACACATTGTCAACCTTGCCTCCAAAGATTTCTGCCGTTCTCTGGACAAGCTGACCGAACCTGCGAGAGATTCCGGCAACCATGGAGCGGTTGAGGTCATCAACTTCGCCGTCTTCGACAGCCCAGTAGGGCTGAAGGCCGTGCCCAGAATGGACAACGGCTACAGGCTGGCAATTTAAAATGTCTGATAGTGCTGCTATAACTTCCCGAGCTGTCTTCTCGTCATTGATGCCCTCGTCCTTGAAGTCGAGGTCAGCCCACAGGGCGTTCAGCCTAGTGATGTCGTTGACGTCACCTCGGGTGTTGTTTGAAGTAATTGTTGATTCGTCTACAGAGTTGACCATCGTATAGACGTTCATGCCGTTAGCGGTTAGCGTCTGGGCAAAGATATCCGCGTTAGATAGCGGAAGCATTTTAGAAGTCCACGAATTTTGGGGGCCAAAGTAGCAGACGGTTATCTTGTCTGCCTCGGTTTTTCCTAGCCTCGTGAACAGTTCCAGAATGGGTCTGTCGTTCACTTTAACTCCTTAGAAGAGAGTGACCCCGAGAGAAAAGGAGACGAAACTCTCGGGGTCTACCCTAGTGTAGCAAATTAGATTAGCTCTAGAACTTCCGACTCAACGATGTCCTGAGGTATTTGAGTGGCCAGAGCAATCTGGTCGGCAGATACACCTGAAGCTGCGAGGCTCTTGGCGAGGTCTACCTTGTCCGCTGGATAGCCAGAGAGTCCTGACTTGCCCTTGGATTTTGGAGTGGACTTGGCAGCAGGTTTCTTTTCTGCTGGCGCATCAAACTGGTCTTGTGCAAAGTATGCACGTGCAGCCTGAGCGTCCTCTTCCGTAAACGGAGTAAGGATGAATGGAGCTGACTGGCCGGGCTTGCTTGTGCCTCGACCTAGTCGGCCTAGTACTGGCTTGCTGTTGCCAACGGATGGCTTGAGCGTACCAATCAGAGCGGACTGGAAGAACAGCACGTTGTCGTGCTCCTCATATCCGTTCTCGCCGTCGAGCACGACGACACGGGCAGCGATTGCATCGCTCTCGCCGTAGTCGGTCTTGATGCCCGTACGGTGTTCAGTTGGCCACACTAGCAATAGGTGACCTTGGTAGTCTGCAGGGCGGAAAGTGCTGCCTGCTGCAGGCTGGGAGAAGTTATCTTCGAAGTAAGTCACTTCGTCTCCTATCTTTTGTTGTAAGGGGTGGGTTGGGCGAACATGTCGTCTTCATACAAAGACTGACCATCGTCCAGCGGTGGGTAATCATGGCACGAGAAACAATCCTCGGAAGTGGCGCATATCTTGAGGAACTCGTCCAAGTCTTTAGCTTGGGAGGCCTCCTCATAGATTTTGTTCACTCTGTCAAGAGCCTCAATTGCCACATTCTCATCGTACTTCTCGTACCAGAAGTAGCCCGAGTTCATCGAGATGTCGTTGCGAGGATAAAACTTCACAGACACCTCGTTGACCTCGAAGCCGAGCTTAGTCCAGCCATACCCATACAGGTGAGCCTGTATTTTGTAGGTATTGCCTGGGCCTTTTTTGGGTAGCGACTTTAGCTTGGTCGCACCCACAACCTTATGGTCGATGACAGTGCCGGTCTCCTTGTCAAAGAGGTCGCATGACCCCCAGATTTCGACACCGCCAACCTGACCAATAGGAAGCTTTGTTTCGATAAGCCAACGAACTTCTTCTTGCTTATCGTTGGCTGCTCTAAAGATTTCTTCGAGCTGAGCGTGGACAGCGGTACCGATGAACGGCAACCAAGGCATGTCCCCGATTGAGTCTATTGGCATCTTCTCGACGCCCATTAGTTTGCGAGCTAGGCAGCGGACGCAATCAGCACCAATCTCACTTGGGCCGATTGTCTTTTGCAGCGAGCGTGGAGCGTTGACGATGGCGTCAAAGATTACTTCTTCAATCGCCTTGTTCGTTGGGTGGCTCACCTGTCTCCTTGTTCGCAATGTCCTCAAGGTTTGAAATGCCCTGAGTCACGACTTCGGCAGCATCCTGTATCTCTTCAGCGAAGGCTATCTGAACCATGTCCTGAATGGATGGGGATATCCATGCCTCGACAACTTTCGTTGCCATGTCGATATCTTTAGACTCTACCACCTTGACCAAGAACATTGCAAATACAGTCAGCAATGTATTGGCTTTCATCACGATTACTACGTCTTCATCAGAAAGCTTCTTGTTATCGAGAAGCGTCGACTCGGCCTCGCCGTAACGAACTACCTCGGTGGCTAGCGTGCTGACTAGCGCCAACAGCGCATCGTCTGAAAGAAATAATTCTTTTTCATCTTCTTCTGACATTTATCTCCTTAGTTGAGCGAGCACTTGTCTGGCAAAGTCAATGCCACGAGAGCCGTCAAGCAGCTCTCGGGACAGAGTGAATCGCTCTGAGTTTTCGCCAGCTATGGCGAGGTCAATACTGTCGCTTGACAGCAACCACCAGATAGTTACACGGTGGATTCGGGACAGGCGGTCGATGCGGTCTTCTACCTGTTCTGCATCGTCAGACGAATACGGAACGTCAAAGAACACTAAGTCGTCCGCTGCGTCCAAGTCGATGCCAACTCCCATGTTCATGGATAGTAGCACTACCCTCAGACTATTTGACTGGTCTTGGAATGCTGCCTGAATGCGAGCACGCTCTGTCTGAGACGTAGAGCCGTCAAGTATCTCGGCCTCGACGCCTAGCTTAGCGAGTTCTCGCTTGAGCCAGTTGAGTACTGCAACGAAGCTAGAGGCTACTACCACCTTTGACGGGAAAGAGATGTCGCCATCGGATTCGGAAGAAGCAACGGATTCCATGTAGCCTCTAGCTTCGAGCCATTCAACTAACCAGTTGAACTTGTTGCTGGAAAAGGAGTTGCCAACTTGGTTGTTGTCAAAGTCCCATCCAGAAGTAATTGCCAGCTGCCTACTGCGAAGAGCAGTGACGGCTGCTGATTGCTTTGAGCGACCAGAGAAGAAGGCCTTGAACATCTCCATGTATGACTTCTTCTGAGGTTTCTCCATGTCAAGCACCACATTGATGTACTGCTTGGGTGGCCTGCCCTTTTGAATCTCTGCCTTGGTACGGCGGATGAGGTAAAGCTTGTCCCTGGCGACCCAGTCCGAGGGGGAGCGGAGCTGCTCGGGCACAACGATGTCCCGAGTTCGGCCGCCAGGAAGTCTGATTGTCTGGTTACGCATAATGAAGTTTGTGTACATCCAGTACTGATGATTGGTGTACACCTCTGGGAAAAGAAACTTGAGTGTGCCGTAACGGTTCTCCAACTTGCTGCGGTCAGGCGTACCGCTGACAGCAACACGCAGTGGGTCTTGGCTGGTCTTGAGCTTCTTCAGCCCACGCCAGAATTGTGTCATGTTATACGTCGAGTCTGTCGCCGTTGGCAGAACTCGGTGTGACTCGTCAATCACAATGGCGTCATAAATCTGTTCGAATAGTGCCGGTACTCGGCGCTCGCCGTTAGGGGAAATGGCGAGTGCATCGTGGTTAGCGACAATGACCGCGGGGCTTTTTACGCCCCGCAGCCTGTCGTTCTTGACCTGAGCGGTACCAGTTGTCAGGTCGTATACGTTTACACCCAATGGGGCCACGAACCTCATGACATGGTCTTTTAGCCATGTGGTCTTAGCTGGGAACTTCGGAGCAAGGATAAGACTCACGCCGTTCGTGAAGCACCCATCAACCTCAAGGGCTGCCAGGCTCATCAAGGTTTTACCGCTGCCAGGCTGGTCTGCTAGCAATACCCGCCTGTTGTCAACGATGAAACCAACAGCTTCTTTCTGTGGTTCCCAAAGGATGTCAGTAATCATTAGCTAAGTGACCTCGCCTCTTTGGTAAGACGAAGCACGGTCACTTGGCTGTCCACGTAGAAGTCCGAGAACTTCTCTTGGGGGAAGCTCTTCTTGATAAGAGCTGTATTGAGGAGAGTGCGGTTCTCCTTTGCGAGCGTGGCGTAAGCCTTCTTGCCTACGACCAGCTCACCCGCACCCTCCTCAAACATGTTGACAAGCATCTCGCGCACTGCAGCACGAGACTCCTGAATCTTAGTTTCTTCCTCACCAAGCTGCTTGTACTGCTTGATTAGGTTCTTGACCATGGTGGCCTTGTTACTTGGCACCACCGTTTGTGGGGTGGCCGCCACCTTGGTTGCTTCTTTTATGGTTGGCATCATTCTCCTTTCCGTCAACCGTGGACAAAATGTCCTTCATCACGCCAGCATAGCCAACGAGGTTTGCTATGTCATCTAGCTTTGCTAGCCGTGACTTGACCATTTGTTCTCCGTTCATCTCCAGAGAGATAACATATGTATCATTCTGAAGCTTTAGTGGCATCACTGTCAACAAAGCAGCCATGTCGTAATCGCTGGACTGTGATTTGACCGTGCCAATAAATTCATAGGGTCTCCCTGAGATTGGCCTAAAGCCCATCTCTCCTAGACTGTCTAAAACGAAGTGAGATATTTTTGGAAGCTTGCCCGTAGGAGCCATGTTGTCTTCTGAGTTTCTTTCTGTCTAGTGGGGTGAGTCCACCCCAAACGCCGTGTTCTTCTTCTGCCTCTAGTCCGTACTGGGCGCACTGCAGCATTATAGGACACCTCTTGCACATGTTCTTAGCCATGCGTAAGTCTGAAATTGCTGAGTTCCAATCGTCACCAAAGAAGAGGTCTGGGTAGCTGGTGCAGGGCACCTGCTCGGGGGCCTCGTCAATGGCATCCTGCAGCTCTTGCCACATTTCATAGTGACGCCGAGTACGGAGGAAAGCCTTAGCTATCTTCGGCATCTGGCATCTTGGCAAGCATGCTGTCGATAAGCTCCATCTTTTCCTTGAAAGAAGGCATCACTGTAACCATGCACTTCTGCACCTGTTGTCCAATGCGCAACATAAGCTCATCGTCCTCAATGTCACGTCTCACCGCTATCGTTGAGGTAATGCGGTCGGTGTCAATGTCGTACCTGACGGCAATCTCCGCGACTATGCTCCTGGCGGTGTCGCTATCTTTCTTACTAAGTTTGTACTTGTTCTTGCGCATCTGTCTCCTTATTTAGTTGGAATCGTGTGTGAAGTCCGGTAAAGCTCCACATCTTTCTTGTCATATCGAACGGCAGCACTGTTGGCACCGCCGTATTTGAAGTATTTGGGGCCACGGTTACGGCTACGCCACTTTTGTAGCGTGTTGAGCGTGACGCCTAGGTAGGCACTAACTTCGGCTGAAGTCATTAGCTCATGCTGTACCTCGTTAGCTCCCACTTCGCTAGGGTGTTGTTCCATACCCAATGTCTTTCACCTCCGTCTGGTATTTCCTCAAGCCTGCGGACAATCTCTTGAGCAATGATTACCTGGTCAGTAAAGATTTGTCTATCCCTGGCATCTTCGAACAGCTTGTCAGCTGTCCTGCCATCATCGGCGTGAACAGAGTAAATGGTATTTACTGAGTACTCAAACCTTTTTGGGGAGGTAGTCGTAGGCTCTGACTCTTCCATCTTTTTTCTCCTTATAGCCTGTGAGAATGATTATCTCACCATCTTGGTCAGTAGTCAAAATTGCATCTGGAAAGATGAACTTGACTGCACGCTCTAGCGTGCGGTAGCTCGTGAAGCTAGCTGTAGGCTTCTTCGTCTTCGAGTTCTTCAATGTGGGCATACTCCTGAAACTCCGAATCGTCTGACTTGAACTTGTCCTTACCTTCAGTCTGCATTATCTCCCATGCCATGTCAGCAGCCACGCTCTTGGTGGCTGCCTCCACGACAATGGTGTGGTAAACATCTTCGGTAAGAGTTACCTCGAACCTCGGCATTAGACAATTAGCCTGCGGTCTGAGGTGGTGTAGTAGGTGTCGTCCTCAGCCTTGAGTACGCTGATGCCGTCCTTGCTGGTGAACATAACCTTGACAGGTCGAACACCGCTAATGATTGCCAAGGTCTCTGCCTTACCAACCTTGCGGTGACCGAGGTGCCAAATGTCCGGTAGCTCAATGTTGAACTTAGCTACCTTCTTGTATCCCTTGGTCATTCTTGTCTCCTTGTGTCGCTATCAATAAAATCGGATGCTTGAGCGACCCACGCACACCCGAGTTCTTCTTCAAAGGTTGGTGAGTATACTGCCAGCTCACCAGCCCTCGTGTCAATATCAAACTTTTTGTTGAAGTCTTCGCCAAAAGCAAAGAATAGTTGCGAGGTGTCAACCGTCTTGACTAGCTCACGATTGTGGATGCACTCGACCTCGACAGGCCCGTCATCTATCTTGGGGTACACAAATCTATGCACTACTCCTCCTCCTCTAGCTCATCTTCATTTTCACGAGCTTCAGCTTCTTCTCGCATAAACTCGTGCAGGCTGTTTACCTCATCTTCTTCATACTGGCTACCCAACTGTCTCCTCCTCTGCTACTGAGAGCTTGATGTCGCCGTCTGTCCAATTGGTCACGCCTTCATACCAAAGCTCCCTGGCTTTATCTTTTGCTTCTTGTCGTGACTCAGCATCTACGACAACAAAGCCGTTGTCAATCTGCTCAATCTTGATTGTGAATGTTGCCATTATTTCTCCTCTCCCCACAAGATGTAGTGAAACTGTGGGTCTTTGTCGTATACCCACCAATCGTCATCGTCAGCTATCTCTAGATAGCGGGCAACTCTGTCGTGGGTAGCTTCTACTGTTAGCCATGTATCTGAATCTGTGCGGCCGTCATAATCGGGGTAGACAGCCATAGCCCAAGTGTTGGGTACTTTCATCCAGACGTTGAGGCCAAAGCCTGTGATTTTTTTCACTGCTTTACCTCCGTCCACATGTGTAGTTCTTCATTTAGCTCCATTGGGTTGGAGCTCATTAGGTGGTAATCCCATTCGGTGTCCTTGAAGCGGTCGTAGGACTTGTAGTTCTTTAGCCTAGCTTCAAGTGTATTTACGGCATCATCGTAATTCTCTCCACTTATGTCCTCTAAGAGGACAGTCGTCTTGATTACTTTGAAATGAAACATCTGCATTGGTAATACTCCTGTTCTACTCGGGGGGGGGTGCCCACCTGGGCCTTGCGTACCGCAGGCAGGACTTGCTTTAGTTTGACGCACTCAAGCCACCGCACGCTAACTAGGCAGTGTCTAGATACCTAGCTAGAGTTCTAATTATTGGGGTGCCCCACTACAGCAGGAGAAAGGATAAAGACTGCTGTAGTGAGGCTGACAATCACAGCTGCTAATCCCAACAAGTGCCTGTGATTGTGGTTAGAACACATCGCTATGCGTGTGCTTCGTGGACACTAAGTCGCCCGACTTAGTGACATTGCCATAGTCCAACAGGCTGACGCCTGGCTCTTGGGCTATGAAGTATAGCTCGTTGACCCACCACTCTCTATCTTCTTCTGAGTAGTAGATGAAGTTGCTGGCCTGCTCGATGTCTTCCTTGACCTCTATCCAATACTTGTTGGGAGGACTAGAGACCTCGGGGGTAGCCAATACTTTTGGGAACTCCCAATCCTCCTCATCGTCCCACATGTCGTACTTGTCAAGGTAGGCAGACTCCGAGCCTTTGGCACCGGAAGTCTGGTGACGGTAGTAGTTGTAGTTGTAGTTGCCATAGCCTGAGAACTGTGGCTCGGGTAGCATCTGTGTACTGTTGATAACACCGTGCTTGATTGTGTAGTAGTCAAGCTCGTTAGGCTCGTGCATCCATGTGGGCACGAGGTCAAGCTGAATAAGTACACGCCATAGCAACTGCTCGGTACTAGCGAAGACGAACGAGCCGTCCTCGATGTGTGCAACACAGAGCGGTGAGTGCTGATACCTAGCAAGGTGCAAGGTGTCAGGGTCACGCTTGTCGAGCCATGCAATAGCTGCATCACCGTCAAGGCGGTCAAGGCTAGAGATACCGTGTTGCTCGATAGTAGCTGGAATAACACTGGTGTCAACAGCTGGCAACTGGCATGAGATAGTCTCACGCACTTGGTCATGGTTGTAGATGACACCGTTGTGTACGAGTGCAATGTTGCCGTCAGGCGAGATAACTGGATGATTGTTACGGTTGTCATTGACTGAACCGTGGGTAGCAAGACGGGTATGCAAGATAACCGTGCGTGCTTTGCGAGGCATGAACTTGAGTGACAAGCTACTGCCGGGCTGTGGTGCTGAGTGGTAACCCATAGCACCGTCATGTGAATAGGCAAAGCCAGATGCCATGTAGCCTCTGTCTTCGATAGCCGTCAACATAGCGTTAGCTAGCTGGCGGGACTTGACTTTGGAATTGGGTGTCAAGCTGAACCCTGCAATACCACACATAGGCGGCTCCTTTCTATTAGTTCTACTCGGGGGGGGGTACTAGTGCTTGTGCTATTGACGCACCCACACTTAGTGTTCGCTTGCACCTATGTCATAGTATGCAAGCGACTTGTCCGCAAACAGCTGGTTGCTGGGCATCTCGGTACCGTACTTG